CCTGACGAACGAGGGCAATCAGGTCCTTCTTTCCCTCTTCGGTCGTGGCCAGACGGCGAATCTTGTCGAACCGCCACAGGCGAGGCATGTAGTTCACCACGGCAGATTTGGTGAAGCCACGGACTCCCGCCTGCTCCGCGATGTTGTGGACCTTGTTCAGCAGTTCACGGAAGCCCTTGGCAGCCTCGTTGACGGACTCAAGGGCATCGTCGTAGGTCCCGGTGCGGAGTTGCTGGGCCACCCGCTTGTTGAACTCCCGGCGAACCTCGGACTTTCCGAAGGTCGTCTTGAACAGGCCCATCAGGTTGACCTGCTCGACAGGAGCATTTGCGTTTCCGTTTCCAAGAGCAAACCGGATGTACTGGTTCCGGTATCCGCGAAGGAAACCGAACATCAACATGTGCAGGGTGCCCGTTCCCGCCTCCATCACGGTCTGCTTCTGTGCAACGCCAAAGGATCGGCGGGCGTTGAAGCCCAGCCATGCGATGGTCCGTGCGGCTCCGTTGTTGGATTCAAGCACACGGGCTGCCTGATTTCCGATTGCGCTCCAGAAGGGCAGTTTTTCGATCAGGAACCGGGAAGCCTTGGGTGCGCTGTCGAAGGTGGCATCAGGAGCCAGACCCGAAGGAGTCTGCTGGCGTGGGCCGATGAAGTCAACAACCTCTCCGGTAGCCGTCCTTGCCCCGGGAACAGCCGTCATTTTCTTCAGGAGGCTGTCGGGGATGTAGATGCCCTTGCCTTCCTTGACCCGCTTGTTCACGATCTGGGCAACAGCCAGTCGGCGGGCATTGGTGTCCAGCACTTCCTTGCCCTTGGCATTGACCCGGGTCGGGGGCTTCTGGGCAACGGCCCGCAGTTCATCCACGATCTCACCGATGGCCTGCCGATTGACCGTCCCGCCACGGGCCTTGATTTCCTGAAGGACTTGGAAGATCAGGGACTTGGGGTTGGCGGGGTCAAGGTGTTCGCCGTTCCTGAAGGCAACATGGATCGAATCGATCATGTCATCCCGCACAACGGCATCCTGCACGGTACGGTCAATCCCTCCGATGAAGGCCCGATCCTTGGTCCGGATCTTGGCTGCAACCTCGGGATCAATCCTCTTGCTGACCTCTTCCCAGAACTTCTTGTTGAACGCCCCTCCGGTCAACTTGCTGCGCTCGGTGACGATCAGGGCCTCGGTGACCTTGGAAAAAACATCGTCGCTCAGGCGCATCCCGGCAAGGGACAACTCGAAGGCGGCGGCCTTGATTGCCGAGCGGATCGGAGGAACGGTCCCCGGGATGGAGAAATCCGCAACACGGCCTTCGATTCGCTGCCAGTCCCTCCAGAGGTCCTGTCCGATGCGGAACGCCTCCGTTTCAAGGCTTCCTCCACGGAACAGCAGGGTATCGGCGGCCGCCACGGAGTCAAACGACAGGCGATCCGCATAGGTCACCGTGTATCCGCCGGGAAGATCGACCGTGCGGCTGGCCCTGAGTTCCCGTGCGGCATCCTCAATGCGGTCCTTGACCAAGGAACGGCCAAAGGCGTAGCCTCCAAGGCCAGCACCAACGGCTCCCGAAGCGGTCAGTTCCCAGATCACCTCTCCTGCGGTGGGTTCATAGATCGGATCCAGCCCCGTCCGTGCGGCTTGGTAGACGGCTGCCTCTGCAACACCCAAGGCCCCGAACCTGAGGGCCAGATTACCCTTGGAGACCGTCTGGGCAGCCTCCAAGGCGGCAACGGCAGGGGTCTGGAACCGCCAAGTGCCTGAGGAGGCCGCTGCGGCTCGTCCTGCCAGCGTGGTACGGGCTCCAAGACCAGCCAAGGCCACGGATTCCCCGGCGAATCCTAGGGCAAGCATTCCGCCAACGTCACCAAGGGTGCCGACGATGCCGCCATAGCCTAGACCCTCGGCCATCGGAAGCCCAGCCTTCACGAATCGGACACGATCCTTGTACTGGCCGTAGGTCTTGGCACTCAGGATGTAGGACCATTGCTCGAATGGGACATCCTGAAGGTCCTTGGTGATGGTCTCCGGATTGTTGTCCATGGAGATCGAAACGTGATCCCGCATGGGGTCCATATCAACCTTGGATTTGGTCAGGTTGAGCGGGTAATCAGCCGTGTCATCAAAAGGATCCGCAAGAAACTCGCCAGCCCACCAACCGATCCGCCCCGTGTCCGTGTTCCGGTTTCCAAGAATGAACTTTCCAAACGGACCTTGGGTCATCTCGGTCAGATCGTTGTCGTAGATCGATGACTGCTGGGCCTTTTGCTCCATCTCCAGCCGCTCATAAGGGCTGAGGGAGAAGATCGGTGAATCGAAGTAAGCCTTTTCCATGATTTAGAACTTGGGTTCTCCGACCTTGGGCCGTCCCATGCGAAGCACACGGCGAGTTTCCGCAGATTCGGTTTCAATGGTTTTCTGGAACGTCATTCTTCGCTTGTTCTCTTCCGCACCAAACTGCTTGATGATTTCTGGACCAAAGGTGAGTGGGTTCAGGTCCGTAGACGAAAAAATGTCGTTGCTGATTGCCATCCCGTTTTCACGGGGAGAGAGCAGGGCCGTGCCGTCCGGATTTCGCTGAACCACCACAAGAGTGGCGTTTGGATTCTTGGGATACTTGGCTTTTACCCACTTTTCAAGGTAAGTATCGTCAATACCGCCATTCAACTTTGTCTTTGGAATCACTGATCCACGGAAGACAATGTTGTTCTGCTGGAGTTTCTGGATGGCGTACTCGTTGCCCTTATCGCCATCTCCCATGGCAGGGCCCGACACGGCCTCTCGGTAGTAACGGTAATACTCCGAAGCAAAGTACATGTAGGCATCATTTTCCGCAATGTTGATGTTCTCACGGAATGCCGTCATGTTCTTGTTGAAGTCTTCGCCGTCAATGCCGCTTCCGTCCGTGAACTGAAGCCAGCCGAACGGATTCTTGCGGTCATAGAAGTTGGTCTGCAACTCCTGTCCGAAGACACGGCCACGGGAAAGATCTCGCATGATGTCCGTGGGCTGCTTGCCGTTTCGGTACTCGCTCAGGGCAAAGTACATCTCCTCAAGCATCCGCTTGCCGTTGCTGCTCTCGGGAGACAGGACAATCTGTTCCAGATCCATGCCGTTGTTCTGGGCATTCACGAACGCATTTAGCATGTCCGTAAACGGCTCGACGTTCTGTCCACGCTCTGCCTCGGCAACCGACAGGATGTTGTTGTACTGGACGGCGTTGAACCGGGCCTCTTCCTTGCTCTCGAAGGTGCTGGCGAGGCGAAGACGCAGGAACCTGAACTGGCCACGGTACTGCCTCTTCAGGTCACGGACTTCCGGAGGATCTGTCTCAGATGCTTGAAGGGTTCCCCCGACCATCTGGGATCCCGCAACCTGCTCCATCGTCTTGATCTGCTGGTTGAACCGCCTGTAGTCCCGCTCGTAGTTGCGCTTGATCTGCTCCTCGGTCATGCCTGAGGCCGCACGGGAGGCATCGATCTTCCTGCGGTACTCCTCGAAGGATGGGACGGTCCCGGACGCCTTTGCGGCCTCTTCCGGGCTCATCTTCACGGGCTTGCCGTAGATGTCCTTGGTCAGTCCGAAGAACTGGAGCAACTCGGTATCAAACTGCTCGGACAGCCCGGGCTGCTTGACTCCGTTGCCGTCCGTGACACCGTTCCACAGGGACTTCTCGTTTTGCTCTGCAAGATTCTCGGCACGGCGATTGGCAGACTGGGCAAACTGGCGATCCAGAATGTCCAGATACTGCATTCGACGCTGAGGATTGATCCCATACTCATCGAACTTCTTCTTGACGCTCTCTTCCAGACTTCGCCTGTAATCGCTTTCGTCGCCCACGAAGTCCGGTGGAATCTCAGCAGACTTGCCGATGATCCCGAAGATCACATCTTCCTGCTGCTGCTCCTTCAGGCCCTCGGCTTCCTTCAGGGCCCTCTGGAGATCGCTCTGGACAAAGGACCACTTGGATTCGGCCTCTGGGCCGCTGATGCTGATCTTACCGGAAGTAAAGGCATCGAACTGCTCACGAAGTTGCTCTTGAGTGATCTTTCCGGAGACAGCCTGACCCTTCACTTCGTCCCACCATGTGAAGAACTGCTTGGCTTCCTCCACCGTGAGTCGAGACTTGTTGGAGTCGATCTTGGCCCGGTTGATGCTCAGGGCCGTCTTGGCGTATTCCGTTTCCCCTAGGTTGCCCGTGCCTGACTTGAGCGACTGGAGGATCTTCTCGGCCCTCTCGGGGTAGTCGCTGGTGGTCGCGGAGTTCACCAAGGCATCGACCACGGACTCGTTGATCAACTTTGATCCGTAGCCCATGCGACCCATGTTGTCCATGGCCTCTTGCAGGCTGCCGATGGCCGCATTGCTGACGATGGGATCAGGGCTCCCGATGTCATCCATGGCCTTCACCACCTCGGAAGCCATGCCGCCCACGACCTTTCGCTGGCGGGCCTGCGTCATCTGCTCTTCGTGCTTGACGCTCATGGAGGCGATGAACGGATTGAACGCCTCGTAGAAGGCCCTGCTCTGGTAGGGCGATCCCTCCATGAAAGAGTTCACGTTGGTCGTGTACTGGGAGGCCAGAGCGGAGAAGCCCTCAGGCGAGTCGAAGAACTTGGGATCTTCCTCGGCCCGCTTGTTGTACACTTCCATGAAGTGACTGCGGGCCAGCATTCCCTCGCGGGTTCCGCTTGCCTGCTGCGCTCCAACGGCCATCCACGGGTTCTCCGTGGGCTTGATCTCCCCGGAATCCATCAGGTCCTTGTAGGACTTCTGGCTCTGGTTGACGAGGTCGATGCCAGCCTGAACATCCTCCTCGTTCTGCTCCCGCTTCAGGGTCCCGGCCAAGGTGGCCGCAGTGACCGACAGGTCCTTGAAGGCATCCGCAAACTCAAGGGCCAGACGGACTGACTGCTGGTCGTACAGTTCAACAGCAGGAGCCACCGAGGACACATAGGTGCTTACCGGGGCTGCCGGGACATCAAGGGTTGGACGCTGCTTTGCCATGTGTTACCTAGCGAGGAGCCAAGGAGTGGTCGGAGCCGCCTGCAAGAAGTACGGGGCGTTGGGGTTGTTGGCTACCGTTGCAGGATTTGCGGTTGCTCCGATGCCGTCCGGGGCCGCAAACGACCTTCCGGCAGCGTAGACGGACAGGCCCGTGGTGATGCCGTTCAGGATGCTGGTTGCGGGACTGATGGTGGCCGGGGGCGGCAGCGGGTTGGGGTAGCCCTGATTGATGGCGTTCTGTCCCCGGGCATAGATCGCAGCCGCTTCCATGGCCGACTGGGCGCGAAAGGTCTTGACGTTTCGGATGGCCGCAGACTCGAACTCAGCCACATCCCTGCGGAACTGGTTGTGCAGGACATCCACGCTACGGCCTTCGACACCAGCCGCTGCGGTCTGGGTGCGGGCCGTGGCCCCTGCCTCCATTGCACTGCGGGTGATGTTCTCCAGTTCCTGACGCACGGATGCGGACTGCTGGATCTCCCGCTGTGCCATCTGGTCGATCTGGAGGCCAACGTCCTTGACCACCGCTTGGGCATTCTGGACATACTGCTTGTTCTGCGAAATGCCCAACTGCTGGCGATATCGATTCTGTTCGTTTGCGGCCTTGGACTGGCTGTAGATCCCAACACCAGCCGAGGCAACGCCAACGCCTACGGCAACTGCAACGAAGGACATTCTGTATCTCCTGTGATTTGCTTGCGGCTGAGGAGAAGATGACTTTCGTTGGTCATCTCGTCTTCCGCTTCCTGCACGGTTTGCTTGTCGGTGTGGACCAAGGTGGTCCAATAGGTATCTGAGTGGGTAATCCCGACTCTCTTGTGGCCCCGAGTAGCCGGAAGGATGTTGAATCCCGTAAGCCTAATTGGACCATTCTCGGTTGTTACGGTGATGTCACCGCAGACAACGCAGATGTTGTCCAAATTGGCTTCAGTTCCGACAATTACGGTTCCCGCCTTGGCAAAAATTGTCCTTGCGTACATCTTGCCATGGATCAGGTGATGCAGCGGAATTTGTTCCTGCGGCATCTGGGCCAGCATTTCCTGAAACTGCCTGACCTTGTCGATGCCCTCAAGTTCCATGGTTCAGCCTTGCAAATTCAACGAAGGGCAGCCCCTGCTTCCCGTGGTTCTGGATGATACGGATAAACCTGAATCCAAGCCACCGAAGCCACTTGATGTGGAGATCATTCCTTTGATCCACCACATTGAACAGCAGAGGGCAGGCTCCGTGCATCCGGCTCAGGCACTCCTCCGACCTACGCAGGAATCGCCACTTGTGCGAGGAAAGATCGGTGGAAGCCAGCATCCAGACCGATCCGTACAGGCCCTTCTCGAAGACCTTGTATCCGAACATGCACACGGGCTTTCCCTCGTCGTGGACCGTGAAGCACTCTGTGGAATGCAGGTATCCACGCATCAGGGCCTGTCTTGGAGTCTCCCCCAGAGCAGCCCATATCTCATCCTTGTCTTCCGGCCTGATGTTCGTGGCCAGATGCGGTATGTCCGTGATGATTGAACTTCTGTAATCGATCAATCGTATCTCGTTGCCCGGTCATTGTAATAGGCTTCGAGTTCGCCGCTGAGGATCTTGGAGGGCAGCGGGGAGTCATTGACAATCTTGATCGTCACGTTGTCGTTCTTGGAGAATACGGGAACACGGAAGGAACCCGAGGACAGGTTCAGGTCCCCGATCTCAGCGATGCCGATGATGTCTCCCGTGAACGGGTACACATAGGTGTCGCCCTTGTCGATGGCCACGGTGACCCTGAAGTACGAGGAGTCCGCATACAGCAGGGTCAGGTTCCTCAGTTGGTATCGGCCCGACACGATGGATGCCTTGCCTTGGCCGACACGGGCCTTCAGGTAGGGCGTGGACATCTCGTAGGTCATCGTGTAGATGGTCCCGATCCAGACCGCCTTTGCGCTCCAGTCCCCGGCAACCTCCACCGTGGCTTCCGCTCCAGAAGGTCCGGAAAAGTTGGTTCCGGATACGATGCTGAGTTGGTAGCCATCCTCGGAGACAACCTTGGTGTACCCGGCCCGGTAGGACATGGGTTTCGGCAGGTTGAACGTGGTCCTGCCCGTGGTGGAGTTGTAGGACCCGGCTCCGGATGCCCTGCGGATCCGTTGATCCAGATGCGTCAGCCAGTTCTTCCCGCTGGTTGCCGAGTCGTTGACCCCTGCACCAAGCCTCATCTTCTCGACGGTGATGTAGGCATTGCTGCTGGAGTTGTAGGTCCTCAGCATCACGACATACATCTCGGATTCGATGAACCCCGCCCACACGGCCTTGGCAAATGCCCCGGAGACCGTGCTGGAATCGTTGAAGGTGAACCGGAACCAAGCCGACTGCACCCGTTCGTTTCCGGAATTGAAGTAGCGGTATCCGTAGATGTTCCCGCTGGAGACCACCATGGCGAGGTTGTCATGGGTGGTTGCGGCCATGTGGGAAGGTGACCCCGGGATCAGCCGCGAGACATTGTTGGTCAGGTCGTTGGCATAGTAAGCACCGTCCAGCGCAGGCTGTGGGACCAGTTCCCTGACACCCGTGAAGCCTCCGTTGGAGAACCCGAAGAAGATTGAGTTTGCCGTTGGAACGGGCCTCAGGGTGTTCGACAGGTTCTCGAAGTCAGCCGCAGGAAGCATGGCGATTGACTTGGGGGACAGGACCTCGCCGCCACGAAGCACCATCTGGTTGGTCGGGGTGAACAGGATCAGGTCCCGGTTGAAGGGGATCGCTGCGGTGATCTTGCCGACCTTCGGGTTGGAGGAACTTACGTCAATCGGGTCCGAATCCAGAACCTCAAGGGTGGTGGTCCTGAAGAAGTTGAAAAACTCCGAGACCTCGCTGAAGACGATGTTCTCCCCCGACATGAACCCGATTCGGTTCTGGTAGAAGACCATGTCCTGAATCTTCAGGCCCGTGAAAGACGGGTATGGATTCGTGGTGTCATCTCCAACCAGACGCTCGGCCCACTTGTATGCGCTGTAGTTTGCCCCCGCAGGTACATTGGTTCCCGGGGTGGTTCCATCGGCATTCTTGAGGTAGAAGGTTCCGTCCGACTGGCGAATCAGGATCTTCGGCAGGCTGGCGTTGTCCCACTTGTACTTGATTCCCGGTGCGGGACATTCGACCCAGATACCACGGGTAAAAGAGCCGCCGCTGTCGGTGGTGAATTTCACATAATAATCGTCAAGTACCGACTCAGGTCCTCCGGTCACCTTGACCATGTAGCCGTTGGGGGCCGTAGGCGGCAAGTCCTCCAGACGCTCCACCTGATCCCTGATGATGGTCATTCCCTCCCCGGCAAAGTCATCCTCAAGGACTAAGGTGAAGTCTGCCGTGGACTGGATGTAGATGGTGCTGTCTACTGCCGAGGTATTGGTGTAGGTGGCTACGTTGTTGATTTTATCGGCTAGATCCAACGCGGCATGGTTTGTTCCCGTATCAGATCCGCCTCCAGAGGCAGAAACCTTGTGAGTTACCGTTGTCGTTACCGGAGGAGATCCGGAAGTCAATTTGATGATGAATTCCCTGTCGTAATTCGACTGGCGAATCCATACAAGGCAGGTCCTGTTGTAATTGCTGGGGACCTGCGTAATCGTGTCGGTTCCGGAGGCTACCGGGACGGTTCCGTTGGCAATGAAGGTGACATCACCGATTGTCAGGGCCTTGCGCTGGGTGGCCGATGCCGAACCCAAGGAAACAGAAGCACCCGTGTACAGCGTCTTTCTGAGCCCGTAGTTGGCCCCGGGGCTGAGATCGTAGATGTCCAAGGTTCCATCCTGAAGGATCGTCAGGATGTACTTCTCGGCTTCGTCACGTTCAATCAGGTGGACGAACGGGGGCTGGGCCGTGGTGCAGGTCCTCAGGACTCCTGCTGAACTGGCCACGGCAGCCACATGCTCTGTCGGTGGACGCTTGATCAATCCCTCCACGGGCGAGGGGACGGCGTTTTCGATGTCCTCGGCCTCGCTTGAGGAGCGGATCGACGGGGGCTGCTGGCTGATCCCGCCGATGAAGTTTGGGATTGATGTCGTAATCAGCATCAGATCACTCGATAGGAACCCTGACGGATGAAGGTACGAGCCACATCGGGGCTGTCGAAGATGGTGTAGTCACCGACCTCGTTTTCGTACTCGGACATCTTCACAAGGGCCGCGATCTCGTCCTGTGCGTTGAACCCGTGCAGCCTCTCGGAGCCGACAACGCGATCTTGGTAGATCCTAGCGGCCCGGATGGTGGTGTACCGCTTGGCGACCTCGGGCAGGTCATCGAAGTCCATCAGGATGATCTGGATTACCTTGATGACCTCTGAGAACACATAGGTGTTGGTCTTGCGATTGAACAGTCGGTTGCCCCGGACCACGATGTCGTAGTTCAGATACATCGGATCCATGTCAACACGGACGATGCTATCCCCGATGTAGATGTACCCGGTGGAGGTCTCGGGGGTCATCAGGACATCGTTCTCGGTGTTGAACTGCCAGCCGTAGGACAGGACCTCCCGGGTCACCTCGTCAAGAATGCTCTGGGCGATCAGCGAGTCAGCCCTCTGGGCAGACAGGGAGTTGACCGGAGGCTCACCAACGACCGACAGCATGGTGTTGATGGCTTGGAGTTTGGTGGTCTTCGTGAGGGCCATTCTAGGATCCTAAACTCAAAGAAAAGAGGGGGTGGAACCCAACTAAGGGAACCACCCCCTCTTCATTCCAGAGGAAGTGATCTACGCAGAAGCATCAAGCCTCGGCGTAGAGTTCGTAGCAGCACTCCTCGCGGAGGACGTTGTGACCCATGGCGTACTTGGCAAGCATCAGCGTACCAAGGCGTTCCATGACGTACTCCGACTCGACCGAGAGGTCCATCAACTTCACCGTGCCGAGGGCTTCACGGTGGAAGATGATGCCCTTGGTGGTGGAGTAGTTGAGGCCCGAGTAACCCGTGTCGGCACCCGACAGATCGTTCTTGATGCCCGAAGCACCGTGGAGAACGTCCTGATTGCTGGACTCGTTGGCAGTCGGAACATGGTTGCTCTTCATGATCCGGATGCCAGCGCAACGGATGATCTCGCCAGCCGCAACGCTGCCCTCGCCCGCATAATCGCGGTTGATGGCATCCGAGGTGCTGTTGACCATCTTGTAGTACTCGCTGGGCGGGAGGATGGCGAAGCGATCATCGCTGGGGACATTGGCCTCGTCCATCTTCTGAGCAGCGACAAAGAACGAATCAAGCAGTTCGCTGCCCGAAGTCGTGGCATCAAGACCAACCCGGACGCGGGCACCGAGGTAGCCAGCCGCATCGGACCCGGACGCGCCGAAGCGGTCGGTGGTCTTGCGGGCACCAGCAATCACCGAGCGGATCAGGTTCTTGTCGGCCGTGTAGGCCAGAGCGCGGCCGATCTCGGTGCTGTAGATGCTGCGAACATCGTAGTGGTTCTTCATCTCATCGATGTCGGCCACGAAGACGCTCGAAACGAGGACATCATCGATGAAGATGACCTTCTCGTTGTGCTTGAAACGCTGGAGGTACTTCGAGGTGGGGCTGGCACCCGTATCGAAAGCGATGGGCGAACCATAGGTTGCACCGCCGCTCACGCCGCTGGCAAAGCCAGACGTACCAGTGGCCTCGCTGAGGACCGACTCACCGGGGACATGGTACTTGGCACCAGCCACGCCCGTCACGGGGAAGGTGGCAGACTTGCCGCTCTGGATCGTGCGAACACGGTGCAGCGGCATCATCACGTTGTACTTCTCGAAGGTGGTGATGATCTCACCGCTGAAGACCTTCAGGAAGAGTGCATCAGCGTCGTTCCCGTAGGATCCGCTGTAGGCCTGTCCCAGACGGGACGGCTGAACAAAATCAGGCATTGTTGTAGTTCCTAGTTACGAAGTGTGTAGATGATTGAATGCCGTTTTCCTTTGGTTGTCCCTCGCAAGGGGCCTCCAGTATCCAGCACCTTCCCAGCCATCTGTTACTGGGAAAAGAAAGGAACCCACCGGATTTCTCCGGGGGGTTCCGTATGGCCTACGCGATTCAAGTGAGAGTCTGTGTCTCACGGCGCAGCCGGATGAGTCTCTTCGGGCACATCTGCGGCCCACCATCCGGCTGGAATCTCAACCCGATTGGCCGACCTGATCTTGGTCCCGTCCTTCTGAACCACGAACACATGGGCCTTCACGGGTTCCGCAAGTTGAACAGGCGTTCCCTGAGGAACCAGAATGACGGAAGTCCCGCACCCTGCGGAGAAAACGAGACTTGATGCCACCAGCAGTCGGGTCAGCCCCTTCGGCATGTGTATCCTTGGAAACAAGACGTTCGATGAACTCAAGGACGGCCGACACCAGTTCCTTGACCCAGCCCCACATCAATCGTCCTTCGCGTCCTTGGCGACGATCAGGCCGAGACCAGCGGTGATTGCGGCAACGACTGCGGCGACATCGAAGGTGGTGGCCGGATCGCCGTCAAACAGGGCCATGATGGCCGAGGACACGGCGGTGACGATGGTGCAGACTCCAAGAACGGTGGTCTTCATGTTCTTCATCGGGAAGCGACTCCTAGGGCGTTGGACATGCCAATGCGGGCTTCGACATCCTTGCGATAGGCCGGATCCTTGGCATAACGGGGATCCTTCATGGCAGCCACGATCTCGGCAACGCTACGGTATGCGCCACCGCCGGGGCTGCTTGTCTCGCCCTGAATCAGCCGACCGGACGTTCCGGCGACCTGCTCGTATCGGGCCTTCAGGCCCTGCACGGCAAACTTGATTGAGTTCATGTTGCCGGATTCCATGATCTGGTTGAAGGAGTCGATCTCCTCCGGAGCCATGTTCTCGGAAGCCCACTCGGTCATGGCCGCGTACTTCTCGGAGCCGCCCACGGTGGACATCACGGAGTTCATGTTGGACTCCATGACCGCCTTCTGGCCTTCCACATAGGCCCGGACAAGGGGTTCAGGGAAACCCATGGCGGTGATGGCCTTGAACGACTCCTCGCTCAGGTCCCCGTTCTGGGTGAACTCCGTGGAGTACTGGTCAAGGCTGGTGAAATCGACTCCCTTGGAGCCAACCTTCTTTTCCAGTTCACCGTAAGCCTTGGCAAGGTCTGCGGGCGACTGGAACTTCTCGGGAAGCCATTCGGGACGATCCGTGGGAGCCGTCGTGAGTGGTTCCTGAGGGTTGGACTGCTCGGCCTTGACCTGAGCGAGGGCATCAACCTCGTTGTTGGACTCTGCGGTATCTCGGACGATGGTGACTTGCTGGTGGTTGCTCATTGCTGCATCTGCTGTCGTTCAAGCATGTTGCCTGCCGTCTGGGCCGCCTGAGGCGTGAGTTGCTGCATCATCTGCATCTGCATTGCCTGCTGCTGCTCTTGCGCGATCTGTTCCTCAGACTTCACAAGACCCATGGTGTCGATGCCGAGGGCTGCGGCACGGCGGTTCAGGTATTCCCTGAAATCAATATACTGCTGGAGGCCCTGCGGTCCAAGAATCTGCCCGATTCCCTGAAGGTAAAGATCAAGTCGGCTGAGGTCATTGCCACGGCCGAGGGCATCGATCCCGGTCACGATGGTCGGGGTGATGAAGTCCTTGTTGACCTTGGGCATCTTCTTGGACTTGGAAAGACGGTCCATGATGCGGGCGACAAGGGGCAACTGGAATTCCTGAGACAGGAGGCTGTAGATACCGCCCAGTTGTCGTTCGATTGACTGAGTCACCAGCCGAATTTCCTCGGCGGTGACCCGTTCCGCATTCCTGATCGACGCTTCGGTAAGCAGGAAGGCGTATGAAAGACGCTCGTTGATGGAGCCCATGGTGGACAGGGCAACCTGTAGGTCGGCTGCCTTCTGCACCTGTAGGACCGTCACATCCTGAGCGTTTCCTTCGATGATGGCCCCGTTGGGGCTCTGGGCGATCTTCTTGGCCCGGGTGGTTCCCACCGGATTGACCATGAACAGCACCTTGGCAGCAGCCGCAGCCGCCTCCACGATGCTCTTGGACAGGCTCTCAAGAGACACCAGATCGCCGTAGTACTGCTCCACATACCCACGGCCATAGTCCTCGCCATCGACCCGGTGCATCCGGAGGGCAAGGAACGGGCTTCTCTCTGCGGGGTAGGTCGAGACCGAATCCGGCAGGATGACACCGCCGATCTCCTGATAGACCTCTACCTTGCCCTCCGGAAGGATGTGACAACAGGTGTACATCTCCACCGTGTTGTCGTTGGCGCACATGCAGGTCTTGGCGATGGCCGCAGCCTCGGGAGGCAGAACCGAAGGAGCCACGTTCTCCTTGATCACGATCTTGCGGACATTGCCCATCGGATCCCGCTTCACCACATAGCGGTCAAGCCGAAGCACACGGAGCGGTCCCTCGTCGGGGAAGTACATCAGGACATTGCCGCCCACGATCAACTGCTTCAGGGCCTCGAACAGGGCCACCCTGATGTTCTGGGCCTCAATCTCCTTCATCACCATCCGCTCCATCTCCGACAGGCTCTGCTCGGCCTCGCCCTTGGCGCGGGGAGAGAGTTGCTCAAGGTTGCGGGCAGCCTTGGGGTCGATCAGGAAGCGGAAGAACGGGGCATTCGGAGGAAGCAGCGAGAGCAGCAGGGCCGAGGCAAGGTTGTTGACACCCCGCGCACCGACCGACTGGTAAGGAGTGACGAACTTGCTTGCGGTCTGGTCGCCCTCGTCCGGGTACAGATGGGGCAGGGTCAGCCTTGCACAGTCGCGGGCCCTTTCGAGGTAGGAGTACCGCTTGGTCTCAAGTGCGAGGTAGAGTGCCTTGCCTGTATCTGGCATTTGTTACATCCCGGGGATCTTGGTTCCACCAGACGCAGCCAACTGGATCGTCAGCCCACGCTTGCCGCGACGAGCCCCGGTGGTAGCAGCCCCACGGGGAGCCGCAGGAGCCGACTGGGTGATCGTCGGAGCCACGATGTTCGGCATCTGGGGGGTAGGCGGGAGTTTGATTTCCGGAGGCGGCGGGGGAGCAGGCTGGGATCTAACGCACATTGTCGTTCTGTTCCTCGTACACTCGTTTCAGGAATTTGACCACGGACCTCTGGCCCGCTTGGTGGAAGATTTCCGTGATATCCTGCCCTAGGCTGGCAGACTTCTCTGGGAAGTTGAATTCCAAGAAGTCGATCAATTCCGGAGTCAGCCTTGGAGCCGGGATATACGGCAAAGTTTCCTTAGATAGGCGATTATCCATTCGGCTTCTGGCTCTGGGTGTAGGCGTACAGGATCACCGAGTAGTTGATGAT